TTTTCAATCTTAGCTAAGCGTTTAATGCCATACTTGGCTTGTTTAAAGCGATTGTTGGTACTGGTTTGGGGTTTAAGCAGTTTAACACGAGCAAGTTTTAAGACCTTGTAAATGGTAGGTCTTGATACTTTGTACTCGAGTGCCAGTGAAGTCACTGATTGCTTGTTTTTGTGGTAAGCAGTCCAAATGGCTTCCCTATGGTGGGGAAGCAGTCTTGTGTTTTTGTGTATGTTCATTTGCAGTATTTTACCTTAATACTGTAAATAACGCGACTGTTTCTAACACCTAAAACCTTATAAAATAAGGGGTTAAAATGGTAAAATGTGCAAATGTGTGCTAAAATATACTGAAATTTTAGACACGCATTTCGCCCTGTTTTAAGCCAAAAAATACCGCAATGTCGTGCGAACGCCCAAAGTGTCCTTTGGCTTGCCCATTAAAGACTTTATACACTTCTTGGGGTGTCCAGCCTTGCTCACGAGCAACTTTGGCGATAGGAATGCCTTTGGCACGGTACTCGGCTTTGACCTGCTCAACGGTTTTGGTAGTCATAACAACTCCTATGGTTAAATGTGTGATTTAAGATAAGTTTGTGTGATGTGTATATGATAGTGCAGAAATCTGCACTTTTCAAGTATTTTTTCAAAAAAGTGAGAAAATTTTCGTGTTTGGAACAAGATTGAAAGAAGAGCGAGCCAGATTGAACCTGACACAACCCCAATTTGCTGAAAAAATAGGGGTGTCAAAACGCACGGTTGTGGATTGGGAACAGGAAAAATCCAGTCCAACCATCAAACAGCTTGGCTTAATGATAGAAATGGGAATGGAAGCGTACTATCTTTTAAATGATTTTCGCATCGGCAGAACCATTGGCGATTTAAAACAGCTTCCCGCTTATCAAGAAGCATTGGGCGAGCAGATGACTACCCAAAATGCAGATGAGCGAGAACTATTGACACGCTTTCGGCAGGCGAGTGCCGAAACACGAGCATTTATTATGAAAGGATTGGAACTATGAAATCTCAAATCACACCAGAGATAACCGATAAGTTACAGCAGTTAAAGGAACTAAATGAGCAGTCCAAAGTGTTGCAAGATGAACTTCAAGGTTGGCTAGATGACTGTTGTGATGACTATTTGGGAGCATGGCTAAGGGCGTGTTTAGAAACTGGCAAACCATTAACTTTGCAATACCTAAAAGAAAGTGTGGCGGACAGTGAACATCGTACCAGTGGGAATAACATTGGTTTATGGCATCAACTCAATGAAGTTAAAAAACTGATTTCTGTTTATGAATTACAGACAAATAATGTTTTTGATTAAGGAAACTTTTATGAAAAAATTTGTACCGCTGCTACTCCCATTAGCACTCATCGCCTGCAGTGAACCTAGCACCGACACCACCAAAGAGCCTGTCGCCCCAAGCGTAGAAACCGCCACGCCTGCTACTGAGCAAGCAACCATCAATGAACCAAGCAAGGACGAGAATCAATTAATTTCACCACAAGAACCGACCAAAGAAGACAAAGAGCTGGTTTATAATTTTTGTTATGCACTGCAAGCAACAGCTGAGTGCGACAATTTAAGCATGAGGTTGGATACAGAGTCAAAAGTTCAAGAAAAGGTACAGGCATCAGACATTCGCTCGTCAGATTCTGCATTTGGGGATACCTGCACACAAGGCATTGCTGACGCTGTAAAAGACAAAAATGTTTGTGCGGTTGCTTGGGAGAAGTATGGCTGTGCAGGTTCGGTTACACCAAGATTGTTGCAGGAAAGTCCATTTGGTAATAAAAATGCGATTTTGTGCGAGTTTTAAGGTTCTGATAGGAGAATAAATGATGACCAAGAAAATATCAAAAAACTCTATTATCTTAGAGCCTTTGAATATAATGACCCTTTGGATTTGGAGCGGTGTTTACGCCAGTCGCTTGCTGTTGCTGATAATGTGTCTAAGACCGAGATTATCCGTGCAGGCGAGGTTACACAGATAACATATCGTGATTTATCTTCCACCAAAACAGATGGTGGTTTATTGCTTCATATCGAAAAAGGCAATCAGGCAGAAAGTATTAAGACCATCCGCCATAGATCCATCAATGTAACAGAGGAAGGGGAGGAGGTTTCACCGCCTCAAGATCAGTCTTTTATGAATAAAGAATGTTTCGTATTTATTTATGGACAACATGTTATTTTCTGCGGTCATAACAATATGTCGCAACACGCCCTAGCTGCTTATCTACACGCTTTAAGTGAGCATTGTCAGAGCTTGGATGATACTTGCCCTATATACAAGCCTAGTTTTAAATCTGTCGCGAACTATGATAAAATACAGATGATACAAGATGAGGGTGTTAAATCCATCTCGGCAGAGCTAACTGCGTATCATACCACCATAAAAAGCCCACCCAGTATATTTGGTAGATTAAAAGGGTTATTTCGCCAAGATGAAGAACTTTCAGATATTCAAGATCAGGCAGACTTGCAAGTCAATGTTGAAATAAGGCTAGATGGCAATACAAGAGCTAGCCAAGAGGCTCAAAAAGAGTTGCGTGAGCAGGCACAAATGGTTATCGGTGAAGAAAATGCAGACTTTAAAATTATCACCCAAAAAGGTAACACTATTGAGTCTGATGATGTTAAGCTATCAAAATTAGTGTACATATCCAAGCATAACAACACCAACGGATTAAGTCGGGCGGCAGTGTTGTCAGAACTAGTAACTTACTTTAATGAATTACAGCAAAAAAATCTGACCCAACTATGAAATGGCTACCAAAAAACCTATCTTTGCTAATATTACTGGCTATCATCATAGCTGGTGGTATTAGCTATGTAGCACAACCTTTGGTGCATGCTAGCCCTAATGCCAATAGTGTAATCATTAATGTTTTTACCATTTTAACAGGATTTTTGTTTGCAATTATGGCACTGTTTGCAAATGTGGAATATGATTCATCTGTGAATTGGCGACAGCTAGAAGTTCAAGAAAGCATCAATCAATCTCGTTTTGACAAGTTACATTTTTTGTTTTATCTATATCTAGCAGTATTGATATTTGTCTTTATGGCTGTATTACTAAAAGATAACAAACAATACCAAAATAGCCTATTCTTAGTTTGTTTAGAATACTTTTATTTGTGGTTAACTTCTTTTTCTTTAATGATGTCCATAAGTCTACCTAGTAAACTAAATACTTTTCGGAAAAACAAGTTTAACGAAGCCATTAAAGACAAAAGACCACAACCTTAGAAATAACAAAAAACAAACCCCCAAGCGTAAACTTGGGGGCTTTGGCTATCTAGTAGCTCTGTCCATATCATACCAACAAGACTTGTTTTTGGCAAGTCTTTTTTTATTGTCATCAAACCACCCACCCAAGCAATTTTTAAAACGCTTTAAAGGACTTATCACGCTCATCTTGGCATAATACCCCCAAATTTTAGCATAAGTTTGACAATGAAAATTCTTGACCTTATCACAAACCCACAAACAGGACGGCTGTCGCACACTCGCCTTTGGGCAAATGTGGCAAGTCTTGTGGCAACTGTGCAATTTATCCGCCTAAATACCAGCGATTGGGAGCTTTGGCTGGTTTATTTGGGCTCAGTTGGCGGTTATGCGGTTGCTCGTTGTCTGATTGCACAGGGCAACCACGCCCCACCCACCAAAGGAGAGAGCCTGTGAGCGACACAATAGACAAAGCCCAAATACAAAGTGAGCTGATTTTGGAGTATCAAATCAGACAAGCTACCCACAAGATAAGTCTACCCACCCGCACCCATTGCATTGACTGTGATGAACCCATTGCCCTTTTAAGGCAACAAAAAGTCGCAGGTTGTCAAAGGTGTGTGGCGTGCCAAACCCAGTTTGAAACCCAAAAAGTAAGGGGGTAATAAGTGGATAAGACTTTTATTAACATTGATTTTTGGCAACTGGTCGGCTTTTTATTGTCATTTTTGGGGGTGTGCTGGGGTTTTGGCAAAATGCTACTTTCTCAGTTTGCCGCCCAGCAAGACGAACGCCAAAAGATGCAAGACAAACTATCCGACAAGGTTGAGCATTTAGAAACCTTATTTGCCGAACAAAAAGCCGTCCTGCCCGAAAAATTTGTCCTACGAGAAGATTATATCCGTAACCAAGCCGTCCTAGAAGCCAAAATGGACAGCATTCAAAAGACCTTGACCGACCTGTACAAAATGGAGAGCCAAAGACAATGAACGAAACAGCACGCCGCGGTGGTATGCGTTGGCATATCATCAACACCCTGCACAAGGCTCGCCCCTACACCACCAGCGAGATTTTTTTGCTGGATGTGATGCGGGGGATTTATGCTGACATTACCGCCTTAGAACTTCGTCAGCAACTTGAATACTTATCCAATGCCAGTTTTATCAAACTTACCAAACAGCCAAACGGCGTATGGTATGCTGACTTAACCTATCAAGGTGTGGACATTGCCGAGTACACCACCGATTGTCCGCTGGGTATTGGACGACCTGAAAAATACTGGCAATCTTAGGGGGCGGTATGGCACAAAGAAGCAGTGTAGAAAAACTTCCCACCGATGTCCGCCACGAGTTAGAACGCAAACTTGCCGACAATGGCTTTGGCAACTATACCGAACTTGCCGACTGGCTAAAATCGCAAGGCTATGAAATCAGCCGAAGTGCCGTCCATCGCTACGGCTCAAAAGTACAAAAACGCTTTGCCAGTATCAAAGCAAGCACCGAGGCGGCACGACTGATTGCCGAGGGTGCGTCTGATGAGAGCGACACTCGCTCTGAGGCAGTCATTGCCATGCTACAAACCGAAGTGTTTGACGCTCTAATTGCCATTGGCGAATTATCCAACAACGAGCTTGATGAAGTAGCAAGACTTGATTTAATGGGCAAAGTTTCCAAAAATATCGCCCCTTTGATGACCGCCAGTACCAGACTAAAACAGTTCCAAAACAAGCTCAAAGCAGATATGGACAAAGCCTTTGAAAAACTAGAAGCCCAAAGCAAACAAGGCACGCTAGACGAACATACCCTAAAACGCATTCGTACCGAAGTGTATGGACTGATTGGCTAAAGGTTGGTTTAAATTAAATTGGTTAAAAAAATGACAAAGTCCACAAACAAAGACCCTGCCATCGTCTTATATCCTTACCAACAAAAATGGCTAAATGACAACAGTCGTTTTAAAGTTGGTATGTTTGCACGGCAAACAGGCAAGACTTTTACCACCACACTTGAAATTGTACTCGACTGTCTGGACAAAGAAAGTAAAGGTCAAAAGGCTCGTTGGGTTATCTTGTCAAGGGGCGAATGCCAAGCCAAAGAAGCGATGAACGAAGGCATTAAAAAGCACCTTGAAGCCTTTGGTATGGCATGCGAAGTCCTAGAAGTCCCCTTTGATAACACTACCAATGCCCTTGAAGTCATCTTAGCAGGTGGTAGTAAAATCACCGCTCTGCCCGCCAATCCCGACACCGCTCGTGGTTTTAGTGCCAATGTCTTTTTGGACGAGTTCGCCTTTCACGCTGACAGTCGCACCATTTGGAAAGCTCTATTTCCTGTTATTAGTGCTGGTTTTAAATTGCGTGTGGTCTCAACGCCCAATGGCAAGGGTAATAAATTTTATGAGCTGATGACTGATTTAAATAATAAAGCGTGGTCTCGCCACATCGCTGACATTTATACCGCCGTGGCAGACGGCTTGCCACGAGACATTGATGAATTAAAAGAAGGCTTAAATGACAATGATGCTTGGCAACAAGAATATGAGCTTAAATGGTTGGACGAAGCGTCCGCTTGGCTGTCTTATGATTTGATTGACAGTGTAGAACACCCCAATGCTGGCGATATGGATAACTACACAGGCGGTGCGTGCTTTGTTGGCGTGGACATTGGCATTAGAAATGACTTATTTGTGATCTGGGTAGTTGAGCAGGTGGGCGATGTATTTTGGACAAGGCAAATCATTGCAAGGAAGCGTATTAGCTTTGCCGAGCAGGACGCACTGCTTGATGAAGTATTTGACAATTACCGTGTCGTCAAATGCTGTATTGACCAGACAGGGCTTGGCGAGAAACCCGTGGAAGATGCCAAGTTTCGCTATGGGTCAAGCCGTGTGGAAGGTGTGATTTTTAGCAGTTCCACCAAGCTAGTCTTAGCCACCACAGGCAAACAAGCCTTTGAAGATAAGCAAGTGCGTATTCCAATGGGCGACACCGCCTTGCGAACTGATTTGCACAAACTTAAAAAAGTAACCTCCCCGACAGGCACACCAAGATTTATCGCTGAAAGTGACAATAGCGGACATGCTGATCGAGCTTGGGCGTTATTTTTGGCTCTATATGGAGCAAGCAATGATGCAGGCACAGTGCGAGTATCTAGCCGAAACCCTAAAAAGAAAAGCAAACTTACCCAAGGATTTTAAATGACAAACCAAAACCAAGCCCCAAAACTGGACAAAAAAGAACTCTCCACCCAAATCGCCACCGCCCACCGTTATTTTGGGTTATATGGATTTAGCCAAATCCTCCCAAATCCTGACATTATCCTAAGACGACTGGGTAAATCCAGCTTGTCTGCATATCGTGAATTACTCATTGACCCCATTGTGGCAGGGGCGGTACGCCGTCGTAAGGCAAGTGTGGCGGGTTTAAATTACCGCCTTGACAGTGATTTGTCTGACAAACAGCAAGCCGTCATAGACCAGATTTTTGACAGCCTAGACATTTATGGGTTGATTGGACAGATTTTAGAGGCGGTGTTGTATGGCTATCAGCCCATTGAAGTGATTTGGCAGTTTAAAAATGGTGTTTGGATACCTGTCAAACTCATTGCAATCCCCCAAGAATGGGCAGGCTTTGACGCCAATGGCGAGCTTTTGCTGATTGACGGCATTACCAAGACCACGCCACCACCCTTTAAAATCCTTTGTCCCACCAACAACGCCAGCTTTACCAATCCCTACGGTACAGCCGAGCTGTCTTGCGTGTATTGGGCGACCGTCTTTAAGCGTGGCGGTTTAAAGTTTTGGGCAGAGTTTGCCGAAAAGTTTGGCAGTCCTTGGATTATCGGACACGAGCCTCGCTCTAATACCGATGATGATACCAATAAACTCCTTGACGCCCTAGAAGACTTAATGGGCAATGCGGTGGCAACAATCCCCAACGACAGTAGCGTGGAAATCAAAGAAGCCACAGGCAAAACAGGCTCATCACAGGTGTTTGACGACTTTATCCGTTATTGCCGTAGCGAGATTAACATCGCCTTACTGGGTCAAGACCAAACCACCGAAAAAGACACAAGCCACGCCAGTGCAATGGCAGGACTTACCGTAACAAAAGACATTCGTGATAATGATTGCCGAGTGGTAGAGAGCTGTTTTAATACGCTTTTGGCGTGGATTTGTGAGCTCAATTTTCACAAGGTAAGTCCACCCAAATTTGTGCTATATGAAGACGAGGTGGGTGACAAAACCCTAGCAGAGCGAGACCAGATTTTGACCGCTCTTGGCGTGTCTTTTAATCAAAGCTATTATGAGCGGGCTTATAACCTATCGGCAGATGAATTTACCCTAAATGCCAAGCCAATGCCTACAAACACCGTACCAACCACCCCTAATTTTAGTGAAAAATCTTTCACTTTACAGGGCGATTTGTCTGACAAATTGGCGATAGGCGTGCCAAGTGATGATGAGCTGACCGCCCAAGTGGTGCAAATGCTAGATGATTTTACCAGTTTGGACAGTGTTAATTTGGACAATGAAACCGCCCTTTTGGAACAATTAGCCAGTCTTTATCCCACAATGAACATTGATGAACTCCAAGACAAGCTGACCCAAATGCTGTTCATTGCCGACACGCTATCACGCCTACAAACCCAAGAAGAAATGGGGCTAAATTAAGATGAGTAGTATTGATAAACTCACAAATAAAGAGCTAAAAGCCTTATTTGATATGCCACCCAAGCAAGCCATTGAACATTTAAAATCTAAGGGCTTACACATCGGTTGGGACTGGACGGACACGCACGCTCTGGCTCACGCACGAAGTTTCACAGTCGCCAAAATGACCGCCCTTGATATGCTCTCCACCACCAAAAAAGCCATTGAGCAGGCGATGACAGACGGCACAGGCTACAAGGGTTTTGAAAATACCATCAAGCCCTATTTGATACAGCAAGGGTGGTGGGGCGAAACACTGGCAAAAAACCCAAAAACAGGTCAGCTTGAACAAGTCAAATTGGGCTCAAATCGTCGCCTTAGAACCATTTATCACACCAACCGCCGAACGGCTGTGATGAGTGCCAAATACGAGCGAATGAAACAGGCAACAGACACCCACCCTTATTGGCAATATTCTGCTGTCCTAGACCGCCGTACCCGTCCAAGCCACTCGGCAAGGCATGGAGCGGTCTATGCCCACGATGACCCATTTTGGTCGCACTCGTACCCGCCAAATGGCTTTAGTTGCCGATGCACTGTCAAAGCAGTCACGACAAAACAAGCTGAAAAGGTGGGTATTAAACAAGGCGGTGATGAGCGAGTTTTGGGCGAAAATGGTTTTGGTGGCAATCCTATTGCCAGCCACTTATTTGACAAACTGTGGTATGACAAAGCCAAACAAGCCCTAGGGCAAAAACACGCTCTGCAAGAGATTGCCAAAGATATGGCATCTGATGTGCGAGTGGCGGGGTTTTTGGCGTGGGTCAGACAAAGCCAAATCAATGGACAAGTACAGGGGCGGACTTATGGGGTGGGCGTATTGCCCCAAAAGTCCTTTGAAAAATTGGCAAATGAGACAGGGCTTGATCTGGACGAGCTATCGCCTGTGGTGGGTTTTCGTGATAAGGTCATCACGGGACGCAAAAATACACGCCATACCGCTCACAATGACGCTTTGGACGAAGTGGCACTACAAAAAATTGTGCGTGAGTTTGGCAAGCCAGACTGGGAGCTTTGGGACACTCAAAATAACAATTTATTGCTTGTTTATAAAATGCCTGATGATAAAGTGATTAAGCTGACGGTGCAGATGACCAAGAATGGGGCGGAAGTGATAAGTGGATTTTATCAAGATTTAAACAGCATTAAAGGGTCTATTGATGGCAATGTATTTGCCAAAATCCAATAAAAATTCTGCAACTTTGACGGACTCGAACCGTAACCGAACTGGCACACCTAAGTGTGTTACTCCCCCCGCCCACGCAGGACTTGTTGCAGAATATCTACATTATACCAAACTTAGGAAACTTTGCCAATGCTCATTATCAACCTAGACGACAGCCAATGCCAGCGCACTTTGGCTCAATTATTAAGAAATGCTAGCAATAGCCGTGTCATTATGCAAGGACTTGCCACGGAATTAGAAACAATGACCACCGACAACTTTGAAAACGAAGCCTTTGGCGGACAGGCGTGGGTGCGTAAAGCCTTTGGTAATGGCAAAACCCTAACCAAAACAGGCGAGCTAAAAGACAGCGTTACAAGCTCGGCAAGCAGTACAACCGCCACCATTGGCACAAATATGATTTATGCCCGCATTCATCATTTTGGTGGTACAATCACCCCAAAACAAAAATCTCATCTTGTTTTTGCCACGCCAAACGGCTTTGCAAAAGTCAAATCAGTTACACTACCCGCTCGCCCATTTTTACCTGTCTCCTCTGATGGGCAATTACAAAGTGATGGTGATAGACGGTTAATAGAAGTCGCCTTATCCGCCTTGACATCTGGCACATAACCCAAAGCCATCCACCTAAAAAAAATCGATCCGCTATCGTGAGCTTATGTGCTAAAATAGGACAATAAAAAAGACAGGCATTTTTACCTGTCTTTTCCCAAAACTCAAAATTATACCCCACCCAACTTGTTGCACCTAGTGTAACGCCCTTGCAAAATGGTCTGTCTTAACTTGTCCCATATCGTTTTGAATTATCCCATTTATTGCAGAGTGTATGGTTGGTTTATTGTGGTGGGGTTTAAGTTGTCTTTGTTGTTTAGGGTGATGATGTTATCTAGGTCATTACCAAAGGCTTTTGTTGCCTCGCCTTTTAAGATGAGATTCTCTACATCATTAAACAGTAGGTTGTAAGAGCCTGTTTTTATAGCATTGCCAAACTCGTCAAAGCTATAGAATGGGCGGTCAATATGCTGCTCCACGGTGTCTATACCGCCATCGAACTGCTCTACAACGTTGTCAAACTCATTATCAACGACATAGTAGTCGTTGCCAAGACCGCCATCCATGAGGTCGGCACCCATGCCGCCGTCTAAGTGGTCATCGCCATCACCACCATAAAGAGTGTCATTGCCTTCGTTACCATAAAGAGTGTCATCACCTGAATTGCCATAAATAGTATCGTTACCCAGACCACCAGTCAAATGATTATTACCACCATTCGCCGTGATGATGTTATCAAACTCATCACCAATAACATTAAAATTGCCATCACCTAGCAAAGTAACCGCCTCAAAGTTGTTGCTGGACAAATCGAAATCAGAGGCGATGTGAATGGTGTCATAACCTCCTTCTAAGTCTTTGCCTTCTTCAAGGTAGGTGTCAAATTCATCAACAATATAAGTATCATCGCCAAGACCGCCAATGAGGGTATCAGCACCTTCTCCGCCCTCTAGCCAATCATTGCCATCACCGCCAATGAGCATGTCATCGCCCTCATTGCCAAATAAGGTGTCATGCCCTGCATTGCCCTCCAAGATGTCGTTACCTTCACCACCATAAAGAAAATCATCGCCCAAATTGCCATGTAGCATATCATTGCCACCGTTGCCATGCAAAGTGTCGTTATCATCACCGCCATGAATAATATCATGGTTATTACCACCATAAATAGTATCAAAGCCGTCTCCGCCATCGATGTGATTGATGGCATGGATATTGCCATGCAAGGCATCATTACCAGATAAACCTTTAATGATATTAAGATGATTATCTAGCGTTCCTGTAATAACATCATGACTATCACCGCCCATGAACACCACCTTAGACATCAAGTCTTCATGATACCAAACACCATCGTCAGCAAAACCGATACTTAACTTAGCGTTATTACTATTATTTAGATAGTTCTTTAGAATAATTTTGTCAGCATTGCCATAGTGAATAACTAAGTCATTGCCATTAAAAATCACCTGTCCAATCTCATCGGAAGTCATATCATCAAAGATAATATGACTTGCTTCTTTTGAATAATCTTCTTCAATGATAGTATCAATACCATCTCCCAAAGAAAAATGGTAACTGTCTATGCCGGCACCGCCTGTCAAGATATCATTGCCAGTACCACCGATAAGCACATCATGACCATCAAAGCCAAAGAGTTGATTGTTGTTTGTGTTGCCATTTAGGATATCAGAGCCACGCCATCCGTTGATGTAAATGTCATTTTGTGATATCGGTAGATGTTGTATGGGTTGCCCTAAGACCTCCGATAGTAAAATCATTTTGTCATTAAATTTAAAATAAATTTCTTTGGTTGAGCGTGCATCCATTGCACCTAATAGGGTTAGCTGATTATCGCCTGACTTGACAATAAGATTGCTGTTTTGACGATAAAAATCAAAATCTGCATGGTTGCCACCTGCAAAGACAAGTTTGTCGTATCCATCGTCTACATTGTTATAATGCACAAAATCTTTGCCCCAGTTTTTGCTAAAGACATAAGTATTGCGACCATCACCGCCTGACAGATAATCATCGCCCGCACCAGACACAATCACATCATCACCAGCACCACCATGAATGGTTTTGCCAGTTTTAGCATTAATCATGATGATATCATTACTGGCATTGGCGTTATAGGTTTTATTACCTTTATCATCTAGACTGATGATGTTATTGAGTTTTGATTTGTCTGCATGGGCAACATCAAACTCTTTAAACATCTTATCAATATACTCTTTGAGATTATATTTGTCAGATAACTCATCTCGCCATTCTTGGAGTAGTGCAAATGCTTTTTCATAACCACCAACTTCAATAACACCGCCATTTAACTTGATTAAATCCTTTAAGTCCTCTAAGGCTTCTAATGGACGAGTTTGATATTTGGATAATAGCATGGATTCAAACTTACCAAAATCCATCACCATCTCTTTGCCATTGGTATAAACTTCGATGGCTTCTAGGTAGGGCTTTAAAATGGTTTGATTTAATAGATTATGATACAGTCTGTCTTTTACCTCGTTGTATTTATCAACAAATACCTTGGTTTGACTTCTGTTGACTTCATATAGGTATTCTGTCGGTGTTATACCCATCATTGCATCGACGAATTTTACTTGATGTTTAAGTTTTTCATCGGCATTCTCTGGCGGTCTTTGGTTGACAATATAATCAGGCAAAGCTTGGTTTGGTGTTAGTCTAACCGTATGGACGGGTATATCCTTCTTATTAGATGATGAATTAGAGCTTCCTAGCGTCTCTGATATTGACAAATCAGACATATCGCTGATGGTTGCCGATCCGCCACGCCCACCATTTGATGAACCTAACATGGTAGATGATGACATGTCTATCCATTTGATATTTTCTTGTTTCATGATTTTAATATCAGTGTCAGCATATAAGACATCTGTCTTTGCCCATGCAAGCATCAAATCATCAAGCAGTGCCTTTTGAGCTACTCTTGTGGTTGCCTTGCTGTATCTTCCTAATATATCAGCCAGCTCATCAGACTTCATCGCTGCCTGCTGTATGTCAGCCAGTCTGCCCATGCCATAGACACTTGGCAATGCCTTGACTGCATCGCTTAGCTCTACTTTATTTAGATGGCGAGTATGAATGCTGTCTGCCTCAAAGTTGACATCAGCCAAAGTACCAACCGAACCGTCTGCCTTTACAAAGGTCGCTTGTTCTTTAATGATACCGCCATCAACCTCTTTATTAACAGCCTCTTTATTGTTTAGGTCAATGCGTTCAATGCCAAGCTCTTCTAGACTCATGAGTTCATCATCAGTGCTAACCCCATCACCATTCTTATCTTGCCATACTTTTAGCTCACCAAATGCCTTATCATTGGCATCAATCACACCATCACCATTATCATCAAGGTCAGCAAGTGCCTCCATGCCACTTGTGGCAAGCTCGCCATTGGCAAGGCGTGTATTATCCCCAAACAGCTCTGACCCATCATTAATCTTGCCATCGCCACTCACATCACGGACAAGCAGTCCATCGGACTTATCCACCCATCCTGTCGCCGTAGCGATGCCATCACCATCATGGTCAAACATCGCTCCATGATAACCAAACTTAGACACCGTACCCACACCATTACCATCTAGGTCTAGGATGATGGGGTCGTAGTATTGTTTTGTGTAGCCTTGGGTGGGGGATTCGTCGGGGCGTGGTTTGAATTTTTCGTGGCTATCACATTCAAGCCCATCAATCAGACGATTTAGGTATATACTTGTGGCTGTTGCGGCAATGGTTGCTCCGATAACAACTGGTATGGTTGGCACAAACGCACCGACAATACCAGCATATACCAAAGAGCTAGCTTTCCAAACAACAACATCTTGTGCAACATTAGACCACTCACCATGCAAAGCATGGTTGCCCATTTGCAGCAATGTCAATCCATTGCCGAATTTGGAAAAGCTATATTTTCCAACATCAGACAACCTATCTGGCGGATTCATATGAGATTTAAATGTATTCCATGCACCATCATAAGTCGCACCCAAATAGGTTACGCCATCATCAAAGTTGCCTTTATTTAAGTCTTTACAAGACATATTTATTCTCCTCTATTTTTCGGACAAAGACCGCTAAAAAAAATGCTATAAAAAGTTGTGTTTTGACAAAAAACTGTATGATAAAGTTAAAGATATAGTTGCCATTTCTTGCAACGTCTGTTCTTTCAAATTCGGAATATTCATCAAAAACATTAAAAAAAATAAATATGCAAGCTAGAAATAGAAAATAAAATGCAGAATGCAATGGGTTTGTGTTCGGATAACCACCATGATTTTCTCTAATAACTTTTCTTACATAAGTTGATATAATTTGCCGATTTCTATCTGTCAAACCTAAAATAAGACTCTTGCAAAAAACCAAAAATAAAATGAATATCTGGTAAAAGAATACAGTGTCATAAATCCATTTATTTTGAATTGTTCCATCCATAGTTTTAGCGTATGCAATAAAACCATCATAATTATCAGGGATAAAAAATAAGCTTGAAAACAAAATGCAAGGAACAATAATATAAACAAATTTTGGAAAAATCACCATTTCCCAAAAAACAATCAGTAGAATTTTTATATCCAAACTCTTAGAATCCATCATTAGACACTCAAAACCAATCAATTATGAATAAGCTTAATAATACCACACCAATCTCTAACAATCCACAAACAAATACTCAACATAAATCTCAAAAATACCACTCCTACGCCACCCTCTCCCACCATTCATCATTCACCGCTACCCATCCTGCCTGTGTAGCGATACCATCCCCATCATGATCAAACATCGCTCCCCCGCTCATCATAAATAGCACGCCAAACTTAGACACCGTACCCACACCATTACCATCTAGGTCTAGGATGATGGGGTCGTAGTATTGTTTTGTGTAGCCTT